TTATTCTAAACGTATAACACCTGTAACTAGTGCTATATTTAGTATTTCGTCTTTAGGAATATCAAAAGGTTTGTACTTTTCGTTATCACTTACTGCTTTTATACAGTCTTCTTTTTCTGAAATATCAATACGTTTGATCAATACCCCTTGTTCCTTTGTAGCTATAACATGTACTTTGTTCCATTGTAAAAAAGATTCACTATTAATCATTTTACAAGCCACTACATCCCCGCTATTGTATTTTGGGTACATACTAGAACCTTTTATGCGAATCATAAAATCTACATTGGTAAAATCAGGAACTAAATAACGTTCCATAATATCTTGTTCCATAATACTTACATTCCCATGACTTAGACCAGCAAAAGCATTTACTGGAATTAATGGAGTTCCTTTTTTTAAATTAAAATATGGTGATTGATCTTCTCTAGTTACTGAAGTTTCATTTTCAAGCTCTCCAGCTCCGGTTAAAATCCAAAAAGCATTATATAGGGGATAATTTTCAGCTATACGAGTAACCCATTTAGACTGAATGTCTGTTTTTTTGTTATATGCTCTAGTTAAAACCCCCTTGCTTGCTTCAATTTTTTTTTCTAAAGAAGTAAGTGTAATGTTTTCTTTTTCAGCTATATACATTATTCTATCAATTATCGAATCACTCATTGGATTAAAATTTTCTTCCATTTATTTGTTTAAGAAGATAATTATCTTCTATATTTGTCATAAAACACGACATCATAAGTCGAAAGGGTAAAAGTATTAAAAAAGATAATTAAACCAAGTTTTATGACACAAATAAAATTGAACTCAAAAATAGTTGCCGCTTTAGCTAAAAAACACGGAAAATCTACTAGACAAATTGAGAGGTATATAAGAAAAGATACGGACACTGTTTTTGCAGACGAAGTAAGAAAGCAATATCAAATGGTTTTAAATACTTCTGAATCTGTTACAGAAACACTTGTTAAGAATATCTAAAAAAAGCTTATGTACGAATATCACAGCAATACACTTTCTATTCCTGCAAAACTTCTTTATGATGATTGGGCTTTAATGGCTTATGAAACATATAAGACTTGGTGTAAAAGAGGAAAGTTAGTAAGAACAAAACAAGGACGTGGTGCTAGTAACGAAGCTTTTGTAAGCTACAAGGACCTACCCTTAGATATTAAAAATATTTGTCTGTCAAAATTAGGAGATCCTAAAAAAGTAGCGGTAAAAAATATTTTAATAGAGTATTTGGTACCAGACCACAATGCAATTTCATTTTTTGCTCAACACAGGAAACCAGATGGGCAACCTTTGGCACAAGATGTACAAGTTGTTAGAGCTACCAATGTGATGATTTTAAACGCTATTAGAACGGTGTTAAATGATTATGGTGTTGCTTCTAAAGCTTTTGGGAGAAAGAAAACCCATATCTGGAAGAATATTAGTGATGCTGTAAATGCAATTCCTACAAGAGAATGGAATTACTCTTTACCCGGTAATGATAGAAGCTTATACAGAAGGTATAATGAATATTTAAAAAACGGTTACGCTTGTTTTATTCATAAAAATGAAGGGAATGATCACAAACTAAAATTGAAACAAGAGGTTAAAGATTTTTTACTAGCTACTTATTGTTTACCTGTAAAATATACCATTCCAGAGCTTTTAGAAAAATACAATAATGTTAGAGATGAAAATAATTGGCCTAGTATTTCTGAAGGTGCAGTAAGTAACTTTTTAGATCAACCTGAAAACAAAAGAATTTGGATGCTTGCTCGTCATGGTAAAGAGGAATGGGCAAAACAGTTTAAACACACACTTACGCGAGATAAATCTAACTGGTTTCCAAATGTGTATTGGGCTATTGATGGTACTAAATTGGACTGGGTTCACTTTTGGGACGACAGCAGTAATAACATGGGTGCCAAACTTAAAATAGATGTTGTTTTTGATGTGTTTAGCGAAAAAATTATTGGTTGGTCTTTAAGTTTTACAGAAAACCATGTAGATCACTTTAAAGCTATTAAAATGGCGGTTAATGAAGCAGGCTGTAGACCTTATTTGTTTACATACGATAATCAAAGTGGTCATAAAATGGATAGAATGCAAAATCTGTACAGTTCTTTAGTTGCAAAGTCTGATGATGATGGAAAAAATGGAGGAACACACTACCCACACAAAGCAGGGGAACACAACTCGCCTGCAGAACAATTGTTTAAAAGATTACAACAGCAGGTAATTACAAAGTTTTGGTTTTCTGATGGGCAAAGTATAAAAGTACGTAGAGCTGACAACCGAATGAACGAAGATTTTGTTTATGACAACAAAGATATTCTTAAAACACCTGAGGAACTATATCAGGCATGGGAAACAGCTGTTAATCTTTGGAATGATAAAAAACACCCTCATTTAAAAAAATTAACCAGAGCACAGGTTTATAATCAAGAAATGCCACAACAACAGTCATTAAGTCTTTTTGATATTATGGATAAAATGTGGATTGAAGAACGCAAAAAACCAATCACTTACAAAGGTCATGGTTTGGATTTACGTATTGGTGATAAAAAACACCAGTATGAAGTGCTAGATGCTGATGGGCACATTGATTTAGAATTCAGACGTAAGTACATAGGTGAAAAATTCATTGTTCGTTACGATCCTGAATATTTAGATGGCTACATACAACTGTGTTTAATGGACGAAAACAAGAAGATTGTTCACGTAGCTAATGCACAACCTAAAAGAACTCACAACACTATAGAAGTTTTAATGCAGGATGGTGATAAAGAGGCATGGAAAAAAGACTTTAAAGTTAGAGAGATTGAGTTTGCCAGAGATGAAGCTGATTACAAAGCTTTGGTAAGAAGAACGGGGATATCAAGAGAGAAAATGATAGATGATCAAGATTTGATGATAAAAATGAAAGGTCATTTAACCAAAGAACAACGTAGTAAAGCTGAATCATCAGAAAATTTAACCGCATCAAGATTTTAAAATTATGAAAACAGAACACATACAACTTATAGTAGAGCAATTAAATATTCTAATTGCAAAATCTTCTCAAAAGAAAGTAGCAAATATGGCTAAGGTTTCTAATGCTACGATTAGCCAAATGGTTAACAATAAGCATGATCATATTGCAGAATCTATGTGGATTAAAGTAAAGGTGAATTTAAAAATTGACTGGGGTTGGAATATAGTACCTACACAAAATCTATTGACGGTAAAAGAATTATTAAAAGATATTCAGTCTTTAAGTATGAGTGCCATGATTTCTGATGCACAAGGAATAGGTAAAACTACAGGTTACAAGGAGTATCAAAAAGAAAATGATAATGTAATTCTTATTGAATGTAAAAACTACTGGTCTAAAAAGAGTTTTGCACGTCATCAATTGTTGGCTTGTGGACTTGATACACATGGAACCACAGAGGAAATGATTGAAGCCTTTGCTGAATATCTTTCTAAGCAAAATAAAGCATTAGTTATTTATGATCAGTTTGATAAGCTTAAAGAGGTTCAGAAGGATTTGTTTATGGACTACTACAATGATTTAGATGGAGAATGTGCTTTTCTGTTATCTGGAGTTAAACATTTAGCTCATCAAGAGAAAAAAGGACGTAATAAAAACAAAATGGGTTATGCAGAACGTTGGTCTCGTGTAGGTAGTAAAGCAATACCATTAGGTCCTATTTCTTTAAATGATGTTGCATTAATGTGTAAGGCAAATGGATTGACTGATTTGGAGGTTATAGAGTATATCTATGAAAATTGTGAAGGTGATGCTAGACGTGTAAAACGTGAAGTTGAAAAGTATTTTTTAATGGAAGCAGAAAATAAAGCAGCATAATATGGCAGAACAAAAATCAGATATTAAAAAGTTTTTGTCCTACGAAGATATTACCCGCAAAAACTATAAAACGTTTGAATTTAACAATCCTGAATGGGTAAGGCATCAGGGGATTATAGAGTGTTCAGGTTCTATTTTGATTATGGGAGATTCTGGGCATGGTAAAACAACTTACTGTTTAGACTTTGTACATCAATTAACAGAATTTGAAAAAGTGTACTACGACACTGCTGAGGAAGGTTTAAGGAATTCGTTCAAAAGATCGTTGTTGTTAAATAACATGAAGAAAGTAAAGTCTAGTGTGTTTTTTCAAAAAGAAGGATATGATGATGTTGTAAAGAGATTAAGACGTAAACGTCAGCCTAAAGTGGTGTTTATAGATAGTGTTCAATACGTATTTAGAGGTAAAAGAGTTCAGCATTACTTTGATCTGATTGAGGAATTTAACAACACCTTATTTGTTTTTATCTCTCATGTTGATAGAGCAGGAAATCCAAAAGGAAGTATTGCTGAAGAAATTTATTGGGACTGCCAAAACAGAATATTGGTTAAGGATTTTAAAGCACATGTACTTAAAAGCAGATGTGGAGCCGATGAAAATACTCCTTATATCATAAATGAAGAACGAGCTGCAGCTAGAGAATTAAAACTATTACGAAAATCTTAATCCTATGAAAAAAATACAAAAAATATTAGAATACACACCTAAAGAGTACGATGTGTTAGTGTTATCTGTGTATATGAATTGGTGTGATAAGCACTCTAATAGCCAAAGAGAGTTACAACAGTTACTTTCTTACCAGGAACTTTTAAACTGGTTTAAAATGGAGTTTAAAGCTCTTGAAATAGAGTTTATACAAACGACCAAGCCATACATTAAAAAATTAGACAAAGTAGATGCTTTAAAGTATTACAGCAAAGTAGTGACTAAAATATTAGAGTTTTTTCCTTCTGCATTGTTTCCAGACAAACACAAGTTTACAAGCAGACCCAAACCTATTAATTTTTTTGAATCTCATAAAAACTAAGCCATGGCAATTAAAAATGTAAAACACTACGTAAATGAAAATTGTTTGAATGCAAATATTGAAGTTTTAAACAATTGGTTAGATGCTAACCCAACAGGATCTAAAGAAAGGACTTTAACAATTATTAAAAGAAACTACTACGTAAATAAAATAATTGAGCTGGATAAAAGCCCTTTTAACTGCATACAGCTATGATAGAAAGAATATTGGCCCTTGATAGCTTAGTGAATCTATTAAGTTTTGATGAAAGAATATGGTTGCAAAGACAGCGGTTAATTCCTCAAGGAATTTATTATGGAGAACCTCCAGAGACTATTGAGGATTTATGCAATTTAATTTTAAAATATAAGTGGGTTACTCCAAAAATAAAATACAACCAAGATAGATGCAAAGTGTTTTTACATCCTAAAACAGGTAACTGGGAGCCTATAGAAACCTATAAACACCCAATACTACAAGAAGCAATTAATTTAATATCAATAATAGAATGAGTACAGAAGAACAAACAAGTAAAGAAGCATTGAACCAAAACATTGATGAAGTTTTTGGAGCAAAAGCAAAAAGGTATTTAAAATGGCATGCCGGAAAGAAAAGAATTGAACGAGGTAAAATCATCATACCTAAGGAAAGCACTATTAAAAGGTTTGAGTTGTTAGGTATCTCTGAAATTTTAGCCTTTTGGAAGTTTAACGACCTCGAGATAAAGAGATCTGGTGCTGGTTTAAAAATAGAATTTACAATTTAAAAAAGAAATACATATGTGGTTTATCGTAAAAGTAAAGTATAGCAAATTAGATGATAATGAAAAGATTAAAACCTTTAATCAGCCCTATTTGTTTGATGCATTAACGCATACTGAAGCAGAAGCTCGTGCTAATGAAGAAATGGGTAAGTATTTATCTGAAGGTTTTATGATCACGGATATATCTATTGCAAACTTCTCTGAAATATTCCCTAGTGAGCATGGAGATAGATGGTTTAAAGCAAAAGTTTCTTTAGTGACTTTAGATGAAGATAAAGGATTAGAGCGTAGAACCAATACTTATGTTTTGGTACAAGCCTTAGATGTAAAAGATGCTTATGAATGGATTGAAGAACAATTTGCAGATACCGTTTCTGATTATTCAATTCCAAGCATTGCAGAATCTCCAATTATTGACATTTTCCCATTTTTTGATGGTGATGAGGATATTGATAGTACTAAAGAAATTCCTAAACAAGAACCAGGAGAGTTTTTGGATGTACATGATCCTGAAACGGAAAGTTAACTACAACTATTCTAAAAAAATATTACAACAATTATAAAAAATTATATATCCATGAATTTAGACGAATTAAGTCCAGAGGACAAAGAAAAATTAAGAAAGCAACTACACGATGAGGAACGTGAAGCTAAGAGAAAAGCACAAGAAGATAAAGAGTCTTTTAAAGACTTAACCAAATTATTTGTGCTAGCTAACATTGATAGTCTTGTTGAATTTAAAAACATTGTTGAGGAAAAAGTTGGGGAGCTATTTGAAGACTATAGTGTTATCAAAGAACTAAAGCAGCAAGTTTATGGACCAAGTGATCAAGATAGTCATACATCAACCTTACAAGATGGTTCTGCAAGTATTACCATAGGTCACAATGTGTCCATTAAGTTTAATGGTAACGAAAGTGCTGGACTTAAAAAGATAAATGAGTATCTAAACTCATTAGCAAGTGATGAGGAAAACTTTCAAAAACTTAAAAAAGCTATTGACATTTATTTAAAAAGAAATGCTAAAACAGGTGATTTAAGTCCTAGTAAAATCATTGAATTGAATAGTTTAAGAAAAGATTTTAATAGCGAGCTATTTAATGAAGGTTTAGATATTATTATGGATTCTCAAATTAGAACTCGTAACTCTATTTATGTAAGCGGTTGGAAGTTTGTTGAGGATGAAAATGGAAAAAAGGTAAAAAAGGAATTCCGATTTACTGTATAAACAAAGCTTTCCCTAGTAAGTTTCAAAGGTAGAACTATAGAGTACAGTGAAGTCTAATATCTATGGATGCAGGTTCGAGTCCTGTCTAGGGAACTAATCCATAAAATTTAAAACAATGAAGAAACAAAAAGTAATACCTAATAAATATTTACCAGTTAGAATTCCAATTTTTAAAATGGCTATCACAATTCATGTAATGCATTTTTATAAAGCTCCCCAATATGTGTTTTATCCAGTCTTAACAATCATGTTTTTTGTTTTGGTATTATCTGTTATTTCAAGAATTGGTGAGTGTAAAGATGAATCATTAATTAATAAAAATTAGATCATGTTAGCAACCAAGGAACAAAAAAAACTCATCCGTAAAAACTGTGGGTACAAAGTGGATATTAAAGAGGAATTTGTGCAATGGGCTACAGAAGATAATAATAAAACTAGTTTGAATGATTTAACCTTTGACCAAGCAAACAAAATATTATCAGTCCAAACTGGCAAAACCAATACTGCAGACAACTGGGCTTATTTTGATTATAAAAACCCAAAGCACAAAACAATCCTTTCTTTATTAAGACAAGCCAATTGGACGGTACCCAATGAGAGACATGGATGTGTGGCAGATTTAGAGAGATTTTCTAGCTTTTTAAAAGACGGTAAAAGTCCTGTTAAAAAGCCTTTAAAAAAGATGGAAGATAAAGAGTTAGAAAAAGTAATAGTAGCCCTTAGAGGTGTAGTAGCAAGTAAATACAAAAAAAGAAGATAACATGGAACATTTAATGATTGACATAGAAACGTTTGGAAACAAATCACACTCAGTAATTGTAAGTATAGGAGCTGTTTGTTTTGATTTAAAAACTGGTGAAATAGGCTCTATATTCCAAACATCTGTATCTGCATATGATTGTGTAAAAAACGGGTTAAAAATTAACGCAGACACGTTTTATTGGTGGTTAGAGCAATCTAAAGAAGCTCAGGATAAAATTGTAAAGGATAAATCTGACAGGAGTTTAAAAATAGCCTTATTGAATTTAGGGAGGTTTGTTTATGACAATTGTCCTCCAGATGTGCAAGTTTGGGGTAATTCTGCAAGGTTTGATTTGGGAATACTAGAGAACGCTTATGACACCATAGGTTTTGATCTTCCTTGGAAGCATAAAAGAGAGAGAGATGTAAGAACCTTAGTAATGTTTAATCCTAAAATTAAAGATGATTACTTAAATAAGCATGGAGTGGCACACGATCCAATATCAGACTGTAAAGGGCAAATAAGATATTGCTGCGACATTTTTAATACTATAAGTGTTCATTATGACTAATCATTACATCATAACAGTTGTAAAACCTAATATGAAACTTAGGTTAACTTATAAAAACAAACGTTTTTCAGCCATTAAACATTTGTCTGGTACGTTTGATGAATTTGTGATCAGATATTTGGGAGCCATATTACCTGTGTACGAAAATGAAGTTACTGCCAAAACAAAAGAGTACACAGGTAGGGTGACCTACTCTTTAGAAGTAAAAGAAAAAACATTGTACACACAGTTTAATGATGTTTGGCATGTGTTTTATATGGACTTTAAAAAAATACAACCAAAGTTTACTGGAGCTGATGGAAACGCTTTAAAGTCAATTATAAAGTACTTACAATCTATATCAGCTACAGATCAGGAAGCTTTGGCAATATGGAAAGGTGTTTTAAATCAATGGCATTTGTTAGATGCTTTCCATAAAAAGAACACCGATTTAAAATATATCAATTCACGCTTAAACGTAATTATAGATGAAATCAAAAGAATTACTGGTGTTGGATCAGATGGATCTAACAGTTCTACCAATGAAGCAGCAGAAAGCTTTACATATTAGCAAAATTGTATTACAGCAACCTAATGAGTTGGGTACATTAGAAAGAAAACTACAGCCTACTGATGTGTTTTCTAAACCCACCTTAGGAGAAGTGTACAAAGGGCCCTTTAGTAGTGTAGGTTATAAAACGGTTTTTTCGTTAACCAATCGTTTTTTAGATGGCTTTGGTTTTGCTACCAAATTGTCTGAAGCACAAAAACAAATTATAACATCTGACTTGTTAGAGGCTTGTAAGTATGAAAGTTTAGAAGATTTGATACTGTTCTTTAAAAACGCTAGAAACGGACTTTATGGTGTAGCTAAAAAAGGAGTTGATGGTAATACAATTCTTGGTGACTGGTTGCCACAGTACTTAGAAGCAAAAACCTTATTAAGAGAGCAAATGGTGTCTCACAAAAAAGACTTGCATTTAACAATGGTTACCGATAAAGCTAAAACTATTGAAACTTATAAAAAACACTACGAACAAAAGGCTGTTAAAAAGAAATATGAAAAAATGACAAAACTTGCTAATGAAGCCACAAAAAATTGTGACAGGCAAATGTTAGAAGATTTAATTATGACTTGGGAAAGAAGTGTTGAGTTAAGGCCTTATGTAAGATTGTTAATTGTAAAACGTAAAGAGATTAGAAAATGAGAAAAGACTGGGTAACATTTGGAGGATTTGACACTCCGTACCATTCAAAAGAAGAATTAGAGCCACAGAGCTATTGGAATAATTATAATAAATAGAGTGATGGAAAAAATACTAAAAGAAATTGTTTTAGAAAGAAAAAAACAAGACAAGAAATGGGGAGAACAAAATCATTCGCCTATGGAATGGATGCCGATTCTTATGGAGGAAGTAGGCGAAGCTTCTAAAGAAGCTCTTGAGCATCATTTTAACCATCCTGCTTTGGATATGGAAGGCGAAAAAGCTTGTGATTTAGTTCAAGGAATTGCACAGAAAGAACGTTTAAATAATTACAGAAAAGAGGTAGTTCAAATAGCTGCTGTAGCTGTGCAAATGATTGAATGTTTGGATAGAAATAACAATGTTTAAAAAATAATATAATATGCAAACTAAAAAACAATCATTTATAGAAACCTTAACCAATACGTTTGTTGGTTTTGTTTTTAGTCTTTGTTTAACTTTTATAGTAATGCCTTCTTTTGGTTTTGAAAGTACTCCAGTTAAGAATTTAGGAATTACAGCAATTTACACCGTAGCAAGTATTTTAAGAGGCTACGTGCTAAGAAGATGGTTTAATAAAAAAAGTTATACTAACAAGCTTCCAAACTTTAAACATACACCAGCAATGCCGCCTAAATTTTGTAGCAAAGAACAATCATTCACTTTTCATAAAGAACTTTTAGAAGCTTTGGATAAGTCAACTAGTGAACGTTTTTTTAGAAAGGAGTATTTGAATGAACCTTTAAGGGGTTTTGGAAAATCTGAAACTAGCTTTCATCATTTTGATGACAAACACAAATGTAACTGTAATGTTGAACCAATAGGAGTAACAGATCCTAACTATATAGTTATTGATGACATAGAAGAACCTTGTTTAGTAACCTGTGAAGCTTGTAGGGATGATGTAAATATTGAAGCTTCTTTTACAGATGCAGGCGACAATTATTTTTGTCCTGGTTGTTGGAAAGAATTAAAGCCTGTACTGGGTAAAGAGTATAAAGAATTAGTAGCTAACGGAGAAATTGAGGAATCATGAACAAATCAACACCGGAACAACTAGCCGATAAATGGATAAAAGAACTAAAAGAATTTAAGTTTACGTATGAGCAAATGCAAGGAGTATTTGCCAAGGCTAGAGAGATATTTGAAAAAACAACCAAAAAGACTGACTTTGATATTTGGCTAGAGCAAGAAGGTTGGGAGCATTTAAAAGGAATTATTTATGTAAACAGAACAAAAAAAGATATTAAAGTACATAAAGAACTCTCTAAAACATTTAACAAACTTCACAATGTAGGTGAGTATTAAAAAAACATTAATCGTTAACAGAATGAAAAAAATTAAAAAAAGAATTAAAAGAGCCTTGGCTGCCTTTCTTAGAGAGGAACTAATGGAGTATATAGGCTATAATCATAGAATACCATACATGTCATTAAATGATAGGTTTAAAGTTGATAATTTGAAATTTGAAACTGTAGTAATGGAGCAAGATATTTCTATTGATATTGATAATAGAGAGTTACAAAGAGATCCTTTGAGGTTGGAGCGACAAATTGAAGATTGCAAAAGACAATTTGCAGATGAAGTATTGAAACATATTCATGTAGACACTCAAAACTTAACCAATAGAGAACGTTATATGAGACGTAGTGTTCGTTTTGTTTTACGTGTTCAAGCTATAAAATAAATAAAAATTAAAGCTATCTAAACATAATTTGTTTGGATGGCTTTTTTTATTTTTAAATAAACACTATTCTTGATGTCTAAAAGTAAAAAATGATAAAACGAATAATTATAGGAGCTTTACCAGTTTTCTTAGGTGGTCTAATTTATATTACATACAGAACTAAATCTTTAATTATGTTTGATTGGTTTGATAAAATTGGACTTTCTGAATATGTAGTAGTTCTACGTACAAACAAACAATTACTAAATTTAGAGTTGCCAAATTGGATAAAGTATAGCCTTCCAGATGCTTTGTGGTTGTTTTCTTTCACTTACATCACATTAATTATATGGAGGTGTCAATTAAACAAGCAATCTGTATTTTGGATTATGTTAGCTCCAATAATAGGACTGTTTTCTGAACTAGGTCAACTTTTAGGATTTGTACCTGGTACATTTGATAGAGTAGATTTAATATTACTTATTATAGCTGCTCTTCTCCCACTAACATTTATAACACAAACACAATTTAAAACTATAAAAACAAAAAACGTATGAAAACAAAAAATTTACTTAAACACCTTCTTTCTGTTTTAACAGTTTGCTTCTTTATTTTTATTGCATTTGGAAGTGATGACGATGGAAGTAAAATAAATGAAGATGGAACACCAAAAACCGAACAACAAATTAAAGTAGAAAGTCAATTTAGTTCTTGGGATGGTTCACACAGAGGTTTAACCGCTTTAATTAAGAAAAGTATGAATGATCCTGATAGCTACGAACATATTGAAACTCGTTTCAGAGATGACGGAGATGATATTTATGTAATAACAAAGTTTAGAGGATCAAACGCTTTTGGAGGAAAAGTAATAAACACTGTTTCTGCTAGAGTTGATTTCAGTGGTAATGTTACTGAAATTATAAGTCAAGAATAACCTAATCCATTAAATTAGAAACCATATAAAACCCGATTTGCAAATCTAGCAAATCGGGTTTATTTTTGTCTTATGTGTAAGGCTATCAAACAGAAAATTGGAACGGAACGTAACAAGTTGTACAGATACAACTTGATAGCTGAATACTATCAGGAAATTTACGATCAGTTTAAAGGCTATATCACGATGACAAAAATACATAGTGATTTTATATATCCTAAGTTTGGTATTAGCAAACAAACCCTGTACACGGTCTTAAATACCAATATTAAAGGTGATTTAAAAAAGCTAGATGAGTTTGAAAAGTCTCAATTAAGTTTGTTCTAAACATCTGTAGCTTCTATTCCGTAGGTAATTTCATACTGTTGCACACCATCATCTCTCTTTGTTCTTCTAAAGCGTTTACGCACCAATCTACTTGTGTTTTCAAGAATTCTAAAACCTTGAAGTTTCTCGTGTATATTTTGTATTTCTTCGTGAATACTCCAAGCGTGTTGTTTTTGTCCTACAGGAGCAAGCTTGCTAGTGTTGGTTAGTTTTAAATTAGCTACCGTAATTACAATATCTCCAGATGCGTTTTGTCTATTTATAGGTGTTTTTTTACGGTCTTTACCAATGTCACTAAAAACAACACTAGAAATATCTATCAATGCACATGGCCATTTAACAGGAAAGTTAGGACTGTAATTATCCAATTGTCCCGTGTCTTCATCAACATAAGCAATGCTTTGTATTTCTGATAACTTGGTTTGTATTTCGGGAATAAAATGTATCATCTTTTTAAACTATTTTTAAGGTTTTGCTCAACTTCTTTCATATTAACATCTACCACCTGTTTTAAAATACGGTGTACTTCTGGGTGTTCTCCAATAAACTGCCTTTGTTCAATTTTCATTTTAGTTCCTACGGGTTGCATGGCCATCGCTTTCCATTTTTGAGCTTCTGCAGACAACCTTTTATTACGTTGTGTATTTGCCATTGCTTTTTTTCTCACGTTAAATTGTATGCCTCCGTACACCTTATAATACATTGCCCAAAAGAAACTTTTCATTTTTTTAGTGACTTCTATTTCTCCACCTTCATTCTGAATCTTCATGTAAGGCAAATTACTGGACCAGGTAATATCTGTGTCTGTAGTAGTAGGGTTTTGTATGCTTCTACGTCCTTTACCAGAACGAACCAAAGTAGATCCTTTACTGTTTGGGTACTTGTCCGACTTCCATGCTTCATTAAAAAAAGCCTTGCGTTCAAAGTTTCTGTCAAACTCCTGACTAAGCTCTGTGTTAGCATCTTTTAATATTTGTTGACTTATTTGTTTGAAATCCATATCTTTGCTTTTATGAACGGGCAAAATTTATACTTAAAACTTTCTAAGCGTGACTACTCAGGTAGCTCACAGGATGAGTATGCTCAATTATTGGGTACTCTCTTTAATCATGTTCATTCAGAGATTTTTAATTTGTTAGAAAAAGCTGAAAAGCTTGGTAAAAAACTAGCTGTTAAAAATTCTGAGAACCTTGACGAATATACAGTTGAGGATATTGTTCTTGTTTAGGTCTCTTTAGACCATTTTATTATTTCTTCTTTATCACTGTTATCTGGAAAAATCACAAACTTAGTGTCCTTTGCATCCATGTTTATAATATTTTCTTTGTCTTGTTTTGTTAAGATCAACATTATAGGTGTTTCTTCTGCATTGTAAACGGTATCTCCAATTTTTACTTTCATAACTATTTTAGTTTTAGTAATTCATCAATTAACTTTTTAGAATCTTCGTACAAGTCAGGTGCTAATTCCTTAAAAACACTATTTCCTGCAAATCTATTTTCAAAAGCATGCGCTAAAAATTCAGCTTCTGAACGACCTTTGATTTTAAAATACGCTTTAGTATGTCCTCTACCAAAATTGCTATTTAAAGACATTAAGGTGTCATCAAATCCTCCTGTTTGTTCCATAGTGTTCCAGTCACTTTTAATATAAGACTGAACACCTCTATCATTTGCTTTTTCCGCTAAATCTTTAAACAACTTATTACTGTCTTTAGCATATAGCTTTCTGTATTTGTCCATTAGTTTTTTAACTAACGGATTATCCTTTAAGTTTTGTTGCCAATCTATAGCATGTCCAAACTCATGATAAACAACACTTTCTGCTTTCCATTTACTTTTTTTTCTTCTACGGTCTATAGGTATTTTTACAGTATTCTCACTTGGTAAATAATACGCTCCTTTTCCTGTTTGTCCGCCTACATTTGTAGTTGTAAACTTTGTGTCTGGTTGAATGTGATTAAAGAAGGATCTATCAACAGTTATCCCTAGTTTATTTTCATAATCACTTATTCCTGCAGGTAAATTAGAAGCTTCTGGTTTAATGTTACCTTTTCTTACTTCTTCTTTTACAAAATCAGCTCCTTTTACTTTATTGTATGGATGGTCTGGAGGGAAAATTATTTTTTTCTTCCCAGGATTAAAACGGAAAATTTCTAGTTTGTTTTTTCCATTCTTATCTATAGCAGTAGTAGCTTTTTCTCCTAACTCAATAGCTTTTTTACTGTCAGATGTTTTATGTAATGCTCTTAATAGTTGTACTACTAAACATCTACACCTCCACCCATTGGGAGCAAAATACTTATCCCAAAAAGGATCATCTTTAGGTAGCGTAATATTGTGCAATACAGCATGTGAATCTCTTACCTTGTCATCATTGGCCGTACGGTATTGTAATAAATAACGTTCATCATCACTAAAGCTTTCCCATCTATCAGCCATTTGAGATCCTCCTACAGCAAATTCATATTCAGCTTCTAAATAGTGACTATTATATGCTGTTACTATTTTAGAAACATCATGTTCAAAAGTTGCAAAAGGTTTAATTTGTTTCTCAGTGGTTAAAAGCTCACGAGAAAGCTCTAACAATTGTGTATGTGTTTTTACGGCAGAAAATGTATATACATCATTTTGTAGATGTTTTAACATAGTGGGCGATAAATCTACCTGCTTTAAAGCATAATTAAACACATTGTTAGTTGCATCAATTAAATGGATATATTCTTTGGTGTCCGCTAAATCTTTAGGGTGATAATTTCCTTTTGTATGTAATGTTTTTAAAGCCTTTTTAACAGCATTTAAAACAGGTTTAAAATTATCTTCTAAAGCAAGTGTGATTTGCTCTTTTTGATGTTTACAAGTTCCGCACTCACAATCATACAAATAATCGATACGGTTGTGTAATGCCCCAAAATAACTTTTAGGGCTTAAACGAAAAAATTGTTTGGGTCGTTTGAATCAACACCTAAATGTAGTTTTGCTTTACCATCTGGATTGCTTTGGTTTTTATCTCCAGTAACAGGGATTCCAAACTTATCTATAAACCATTTATCTTCTATGTTTTTATACGGCAATAGTTTTTCAGTCCATTCAAACAACTGGTCTAAATCTTCAGCATCTTCAAAATCAAACTCAACATCTCCTTTAAGTATTCCTAGCTTAATTAATGCCGGAATAACCTTGCTATTCCATTCTTGTTTTAAATCAACCAAATCAGCATTTACCAACTCCTGTAATACCTCTCTTGAACTTTCATCTTTTGAACGACTTCCGTTTTTAGTGTCTTGGCCAATAATAGCTCCGTTAATTAACAAACAGTTTTGATCGTCACAAAGTTTTATAAAATTGGTGTAAAGGTCTCCGTTTGTTTTTACATTTTCGGCAAACTCAAAACTTTCACTTTCATCAATAATAAACCAAGCTGCAGAACCTAAATCACGCATCATTTTTTCTGCACGGTTCATCATTCCTTTATCATGTGTATTGGTTTTCATGACACGTGGAGGAATACCAGCTATTTCGCACAATTCAGAATTACAGCTTTGAGCAAACTTTTTAAATAATACATGAGGTACTGCATTGTTTAACAGTCCAAAACCTTCCTTTTCTACAAACTCTAAAACCCATGTACCGTATTCTCTAGCGTTACGGTAATCAATTTTATGAACATCATAGTAATCTTTGTATAGGTACCCATTAACAGGATCTAAGTTGTCTCTGTTAATTAAAGTAACTTCAAGTTCTTTGTTTTTATTAAAAGAAAACTCAATCAAAGATATTTTATGATACTTTTTATCTAGTATGTGTTGACTAATTTCACGAGACCAAATGGCGTTGTTGATGAAGTCTGTTTGTTCCTCGTCAATATCTCCGTTAGGTTTTCTAAGAAGTATTCTTTTAGATAGAGACTTTAGATCTCTATTCTTTATTTGAGACAATAACAAAGGGTCTTTTCTAACCTCTGTTAGTAATTGTTGTAACAGGTACCATTTAGGATTGTCAATCATACTAGCCAATTGCTCTCCTTTTTTCCAGTCCTTAATGTCTTTACGAGTTTGAGAAACCGCTTTAGGAGCAATTTGGTTGGCTAAATTCGAAGAACTAGTCACAACAGCACCCGGACTTAAATTTTGATTCTTTTGAGGATTGTATATTTTTTTACTCTTAGCCATAATTACTCGTGATTAAATTTTTTTCTTGAACCACTTCTAAAAGGTTCTGTTTGTTCCTCGTCTTCTGTATTGGGTTGTTCTAATACTGGTAAAGTGCTTAACGTTACTTCTCCTTTTGCTAATTGATTTAACCATGCTACAGATTTATCATAACGATCTTCTGCCTGTTCTTGAATCACATCGGCATTACATAACTCAACAATCCACCACTTGGTAATGGTTTTAGTGTGTGCTAATATTAAAGGGTTACGTGCAGCTCCTACGCTGTTAAAAATGGCTTCAACATCATAAACAATACGTCCGTCTATCCATTCCCTTTGGTTGTTCCCCGTTAAATAACTCTTTACTTGGTCTATGGCTGCAGCAATGGCATTTAGAACTAAGTCATCATTCCCTTCTGTTATTTGATCTATCTGATAGTTGTAAATAACACTTCCTAAATCTTCTTTATTTAAAAACATAGTCTTAATATTTTCGGTTAGCTATGGCACCCATAGCATAACTTGTTTCAGTTCTTACAGTCCTTTTGTTTAATAACCAGCAACCTCCTTCTAATGCATCGGGTCCATCCATTACAGTTGCATCTTCTGATACTCCTAACATTTGCTCCACCATACGAACCATGTTAGGCTCTTTTTTTTGAGCGATGTTAAAAATCAAGTTTCCTAATCTGTTTAATGGTTCTAGTGTTCCCTCTATCCTAAAGAATTTATCAGGCTTTTTACGGGTGTCTGGAGTTATTGGTACGGTGTAGCCATATTCATCAGCCTTTTGATATACTAATGGTAAAAGGACCTGTGTATAATGCGGATCTTGTAAAGAGTTGTTTTCAACATGAACCCTTGCACTATCTACTCCTTTTTCTTTAATGTATTCGTAGGCTTCATAAAGCCAATCCACAAAATTTGCATTGTTTGTTTGATCTAACCAAACTTTATATACATAACGTTTTCGTCCTTTTGCTCCTACAATCACAACTCCTTTGTGAGAGGCTTGTTTACTTTTTCCTCTGTCTTTATTAGAGGTAGATGGATCAGCATAAATAATTACATGGTCACAACTTTTTAAAGGAGGACAAACACCCCATGTTATTTCTTTAAAAGTGTCTCCTTCAGACACAGGATTGTTATAGTATTCTTTTTGTTGAGCCGACCACGGTATTTTTGAAAGTGTTCTATCTATTAAAGCTTCTGTGTTTTTTTGTGGCCATGTACTATTACCTTCCTTGTCACGAATGTTAATTATTTCGTGCTTGTCAGCCACTTTAGCCATTTCTGTAATACAACAGAACTTTGCAATTAGGTTTCCACAAGCAATCCACAACAAAGGTTCAGACACTGAACGTGTAGCATACAAAGCTTCGTTAATCCATTTTACTTTGGCTTTGATACGTTTTTTATTTCTGCATTCCTCATCAGTATCAATATCATCAATTAAAATAACGTCTGGTCTAACAGCATCGTTACGGGTACCACGTGGAGATTGTCCGGCACCTAAAGCTCTAAAACTTGCTCCTTTTTTGGTAACAAATTCATCTGCTTCCCATTTCCCTACTTTTTGCTGAACACCATAATCATTAATAATAGTTTCACTAGTTTCTAACAGTAATTTATAAGGCAATAGCAAACGTTCTGCATTGTCTTTAGTATTAGAAACCATTAATACGTTTTTCTTTCTACCTGTTAGAACTAAAAACAATACTTCCATCATGGTACGTCCAGACTTGGAAAGCTCACGAGACCATGAACGTACTTCGTACCATTCTGCATTTTTAAGAATACGCTTAGTAGCTGCTAAGTGAAAAGGTGCAGGTTCAGAAGTATAGAAGTTGGAAAAATGGTATTTAAACCACTTTTCAGGATGTACTTCTAAATAAGCAATACGCTTTCTTTTTTCTGAAGGCGTTTCACTCTTGTCTACAGGACTAGATTTAAAAGCATTTGCTTTGTACTCTTCCCAGAGCTCTAGGTACTTTTTATTCTCTGTTTTAATAGTCATTACTTTTTAGACTTAAGCGTTATGTAATCATCAAAAACAGGTAATAGTGTTCTGTAAAGTTCAAAATCTGATTGCTTAACCATTTCTAAAACACCAGTTGATACTTCAAATATTTCAGCCAAAGAAACCTCCGTTTCTAGTTTTTTTACGGCATTGGTAATGGAGGTGATCTGGTGAGATTCACTTGAAGTAGGAAAGTTTCCTACTTTAATAGGAAAGTCTTCAGGGTTGTAGTCTGGGTACGTTACATACTCAACTCCTTTTTTATCTTTTAGCTTTGTTCCTTTTAACAAAGCATCTGGAATATCATATACAATAGGCCTATCTGCAATATGATCGTTTAATAGTTCTAATTGCTTGTAATAGCCCTCTATAATTTTAGGACGTGTAATTAAAACAGACGTACGTTGCTTGTCCCAATCTTCCTCTTTTATCCATTTTCGTAAAGTTCTTAATGATACTCCAGCACGTTTTGCTATTTCAGCAACATCAGGCTTTCCTTCACTTCTTAAATAGAGTTCTTTAGCATGTGATTTTTCGTCTGTTTTTGTACGTCCCATTCTTTGATTTTAAGAACAAAGTTGAGTTAACCATACCTCCAAATCAAAAAAGTGTAAAGCGGGTTTATAGTGTTAAAAGCTTTGTTTACAAAGGTGTTAACACCCTTTTCAACTTTTTTTTTACACCGTTTTTACTGCCAATATTTGTGCTCGATAGATGCAGAACATAAATAAAAACGGATGCCAGAAAACAAGAAATTAAGATTTGTATTTAATGACCCTTCACAAAAAAACAGCTATGGTTTTTATGTGCTAACATCGGGTATTGCATTACAAAGATTCAACGGTAACCCAATTATGTTGGATGACCATAGGTTGAGTAATCATACCGTTTTAGGTAGGTGGTTAAATATTAGTGTTGAGGGTGATCTGTTAATGGCTGAACCTGAATTTGACACTGCGGAACCATCAGTACAAAAAATAGCGGGTCAGGTAGAGCGTGGATTTATAAAATCTTGCTCTATGGGGTTCTTCTTTGATCCTAAAGACTTAAAGCTGATTGATGGAAAATTAGTGCTTACTAAATGTGAGTTATACGAATGTTCTATAGTTCCAGTCCCATCAAACTCAAACTCAGTAGCTCTTTATATAAAAGACGAAAATGGAAAAGCACAATTAATGGATCAAGAAAAGATTCAACAACTGTGTTTGTCTATTCAAACCGCTTCACAATTAGAAAATCACAATACAAATAATATGAAGAAAGTAACCTTATCCGCAGCTGCTTTTGTAGCGCTAGGAATGAAAGACACAACTGAAGAGGTTGATGTTGATGCTATTAATGCAAAAGTACTTGCGTTGAGTGCCGAAAATGAAAAAAACAAAAAGGACCTCAAAGTATTTAAAGATGCTAAGGAAACTGCGGAATTAAAAGCGGTAAAAGAAAAAGTATCTGCTGCTGTGTTGGCTGGACAAATTACTGCTGACAAAGAAGCTGAATTTGTGCAACTAGGAGTTTTAAACCCAACATTGTTAGAGAATACTCTAGCCTCTATTCCAAAGAAAAAAAGCTTGAATGCTGAAATTAATGAAGGAGCACAAGATCCTTCTGAAGTAAAAACAGCTGAAGACTTTTTTAAGCTAGATGCTGCAGCTCAATTGTCGTTTAAAAACGAAAACCTGAGCCAGTATTTAAAAATATTCACACCTAAAAACTAAATAAAATGCCAGCAAATTTTCCAGAAATATGGTTAGGTAGAGTAATTCAAAACCTAAACACCGCAGATGTTGCTACCTTCTTAGAAGGTATTATGGAGCTAGATGTAAACGTTACACAAATTAACGGAGGTACACCTACAGAAATGAATAAAATTTATGTGCCTACAACTGAGTTTGAAGCAGAAATTTTAATCAACAATACTACTTATCCTATTCCTTTTCAGGAGTACGAAGATGGTACTATTGAAATCACTTTAGATAAGTATCAAACCAAAGTAATTACGTTACCAGATGATAAAACATTAGGTTCTAGTTATGATATTATTGATACAGCTACTAAAGGTACTACAAGACCTATCTTAACCACTAAGAACAAAAAAGCAATTCACGCAATTGCTCCACAAACGAATACAGTTAAAACACCTGTTTTAGCAGCTACGGGAGGAACTGAAGGATTAACAGATCCTGATGGTAGAAAATTATTGACTTATGAGGATTTAGTGGCTTTTAAAAGAAAATGTGATGATGGTGAGTGGCCTGCTGAAGACCGTAGATTAGTTTTGTGTACCAATCACTGGAATGATTTATTGTTAGATCGTAAAAACTTTGGTAATCAATTAATTGATTATGCTAAAGGAAAGCCAAACCCTGTAATTGCTGGTTTTGAATTGCATACATATATTGCAATGCCATTATTTACTGCAGCTGGTGCAAAGAGACCTTATGGTGTTGTTGCAGATCCAACCGATAAAACGGCATCTGTAGCTTTTGTTAAAGATGCTATTGCAAAGAAAACAGGTATTACTACTCAGTATTTTACACCTGCAGCAATTAATCCTACTCGTCAATCAAATGACCTTTCTTACAGACATTACTTTATTGTAACACCTTATAAGACTGAAAGAATTGGAGCGATTATTTAATCCAACAGAATAATACTAAACAATAAAAAGCCACTACAAAAGTAGTAGTGGCTTTTTTTACAAAATCACACCATGTTAGAAACTTTTTTATATCCAGTTATTGCATCTTTTTTGACTGCCTTAACTACATGGGGTTTTGCAAAAGGCAAAACAAAACAGCAGATACGAGCTTTACAAATAGAGAACGATGAAAAATCTGCTAAGTATTATCAAGGATTAGTTGATGATTTAGCTAAGAGACTAGAAAAAGCCATTGAAGAGATTGGTTTTTTAGATAAAGAAAGAAAGGAGCTTATTGATATTAACAGACAGTTGATTGATGAGCTGAGGAAATACAAACAATTACGAAAAGAGAAAATAGAATGAATATAGCTGTTATAAGTGTAGCATTTAGCCAATACGGAATTAAAGAGATAAAGGGAGTAAAAGACAACCTAGAGATCGTAAAATACTTTGATGAGATTGGTTTTGATGGAACTAAATTAAAAGATGAAACCGCTTGGTGTTCAGCATTTGCAAATTGGGTTTGTTTAAAAGCAGGTGTAGAAAGTTCTAAAAAACTAAACGCTAGAAGTTGGTTAAAAATTGGCGAAAAAGTAGAAACTCCAGAGTTGGGTGATGTTGTTGTTTTTTGGAGGGAATCTAAGCAAAGTTGGAAAGGTCATGTTGCTTTTTTTATTAGAGAAACTAAAGACTTTGTTTATGTGTTAGGTGGTAATCAATCTAACCAGGTTAAAGTATCAGCTTATCCAAAAGAGAGATTACTAGAGTACCGTAGAATGAATAAAACCAAATAGCATGTTTAAAAATTTCTTTAGCACCGTAGGTAAAATATTTTCTCCTGGAGAACTAGGAAAAAGTATCATTAGTGGCGTTGATAAATCAATATTAACATCAGAGGAAGGTATTGATTATCACAAGGAATTTTTAAAGCTATATGAGCCGTATAAGATTGCTCAAAGATTCTTAGCATTAATGTTTACAGGGGTTTATTTAATGGTTCACTTAATCACATCTATAGCTCATTTTATTTTAGTCCTAATGAAGCAAAATGCAGAACATGTTATTGAATTGTATAATTACAACAATGAGGGGTTAGGAACAATAGTCCTTGTAATTGTCTCCTTTTATTTTGGAGGTGGAGCTATTGAAGGAGTTGTAAACAAGTACAAAACAAAAAAAGAAAACGATAAAAATTAAATCATATGACACCAGTAGAAGTATTCCAAGAACATAAGAATTTAAAAGAGTACCATGAGACATCAGATGGTAATAGATTCTTTGATGTGTTAGTGGCTAAAAACCACGCAAAAGGTTTAAAAGAGAAAGAAGTAAAATCTTACAAGCGTGAAGATCATAAACCAGAAAAGAAAGAAAAAGAGGTGAAATTAACTGCTGAAGATAGAGCTAAGGCGGTGGAAGTTTTAGAAACTATTGAAGCTGTAGAAGATGCTTTAAAGGATGAAAAAGCAAAAACAGTTTTAGCTGCAGGTGCAAAAAGAATTGAGGAGTTAACCGCTGCTAGTTCTGGAGCGGGAACTGATGAAACGGAGTAATTAATTTAATAATAAAAAACTATGGCTTTACCAGGAGCGGATATACAATTTAGTAACGGGAATGTAGGTTCTGTAGTTGCTAGTGCAGATGGTTTGTTTGGACTATTAGCATCAGCCGTTGCAGTTGCTAATACCTTTGAATTAGAAACAAGCTATTTCTTAACGGGAATGACAGATGTTGCAGCGTTAGGTATTTTACCTGACTTAGACAATCATAAATTATACACCACTTTAAAAGAGTTTTACGAGGAAGCTGGAGAAGGTACTGAATTGTATTTGTATGCTTTTGCTAAAGACACAAAGGTTAGTGATTGGTTTACTGCAGATGCAGGAACTGGTAAAGTACCTGCAGAAACATTGTTAAATGTGGCTAATGGTGCAATCAATGCTTTGTTTACGTGTTATGATCCTACAGAAGCTATTACTGTTGCTGATGGAATGGATGAGGATGTTGTTTTAGCAAAGCAAAAAGCACAACTATTTGCTGAAAACTATATCAATAGTAAGTTTGCTCCCTTCTTTATTTTGATTGAGGCTTATGCATTTACAGGAGTACATGCAGATTTACCAGACTTAGAATTAGAAGATAATAACCGTGTAGGTATTGTTGTTGGTTCTGGTCAAAAAAGAACGGGTGTACCTGCTAGTTTGGGTTGTGTAACTCATGTAATTATGGGGCGTTTGGCTAGAATCCCAGTAAGTTCTAATCCTGGTAAAGTAAAGGATGGAGCTTTAGAGCTTTTAAATGCTTACATCGTTGATTCTCCTGTGGAAGAATATGATGTAGAAGCTTTACATGATAAAGGATATATCACATTAAGAACTCACGTGGGTAAAGCAGGGTATTATATTACAGATGATCCTTTAGCGACCAATCCAGATGATGATTATAGATATGTCTCCAGAAGGCGTGTTATTGATAAGGCTTATAGGATTGCTCACGGTATTGCTACCAATGAAATTAATGAAGATTTTGATTTGCAAAATGATGGTACCATTGATCCTTTTTATGCAAAAACAGTTGAGGGATTGGTAGAGGAAGCTATTTTTAACCAAATGACCGCAAATGGTGAATTGTCTCGAGATAAAACAGACAACAACGATTTAGGAGTAAAAGCAACTTTTGACACAACGGTAAATGTTGCCACTACAAGTACTACTAAAATGGATTTATATGTTAGACCTAAAGGTACAAACCGATGGTTTAAAATAAACTTAGGCTTTAACGTAAACTTAAACAACTAACACAATGGCAAATTTTGATTCAAGAGAATACGAATGGGCAGACCTTACTTTAATTTTAGGAGGTCGAGATATAACAGGTATTAGAGCTGTAAAATACAAAACAAGTATAGAGCGTGAGCCTTTGTACGCAAAAGGTCGTCATCCTCACTCTGTTCAGAGTGGAAATATTAAGTACGAGGGGGAGATTAAGTTGTTAAGATCAGAATATGAGGCTTTAGTAAAATCAGGTAACGGAACCGTTCTAGGTCTTTCATTAGATGGTTTATTTAACTATGGTAATCCAAGTGAAGGAAATGCTTTGACTACTACAAGAGCTTCGGGGATTAGATTTTTAGAAGAAGAGGTAAGTGATGAGCAAGGAAGTAAATTCCAAGAAATTACACTACCCTTTGTTTGTTTAAGAATTAAAAACAACGCTTAATTATGGCTATTAAAGACATTACACCAGAACAAATACAAGCGTATAAAAACGCTCATGGGAATATTTTTAAAATCACTATTGGTACAGGGAAAAGCTTCATTGTAAGATCTCCTAAAATTAAAGAGATTGAAGGTGCTCAGTATTTGTTAAAGGAAGGAAAGTTTATCACTTATAATATTTTCTTATTTAAGCTTTGCTATTTAGCAGGTGATGATATTCCAGTAGATGAAGCTGAATTATCTGCAGCTGCAGATAAAATGTTACAGTCTATAGAAGTAGTTACTTCTGAAATGGAAAAGCTTTAGAGGAGGCTTCTTTAGAGTGGGATTCGCCCAAAGTTCAACAATCTCAGCCTAAGTCTCCTCAAAAGAAACATCAAACAGTTACAGAGAGTGAATGGTGTAAGTTGATGTTTGAATGGACGAGCTGGATTAGGAAAGAGAGCTTTATGCTTAAGTATTATGCCAGGATAGATCCTGATCAACTTTCCATTAATGAATGGGCACGGAATGTAGTTGAACTACGATGGATTAGACAACAAGAATCTAAATCAGAAAACGAGAATAACACCTAACAATAATGTCGAATTTACTAGAATACACACTAAGTCTGAACGACTCCATGAGTGCCAAACTTAAAAAGATTGGTGTAAACTCTGGTGCGGCGTTAGATGTGTTTGCAAGACTGGAAGGTCAAAGCAAAGAAGTAGATCGTGTTATGAGAGGTACCGGTAATGCTGTTGGAGCCTTAAGACAAAAGTTAGAGCATTTAAAATCTGAACGTGATTGGATTCCTGCAAGTAATATTAAAAGTATTCGTAGGTACAATACGGAGATTCAAAAACTAGAACAAAGAGTAAGAAGGTTTGAGACCATTAGTGGATCTCGTACCAAAAGATATTTTAGAGAGGCATTTGGACAAATTCCCTTTGCTAATTTAATCACTAATCCTTTGGTGATTGCTGGAGCTGTTGGAGCAAAAGCTATTAAAGTAGGTATTGAGGAAGAAATGCAAAAAACTTCTTTTAATGTATTGTTAGGTGGTGAAGCTGCTGGTGAGCAATTTTTTAAAGAAGTTAAAGAGTATGCAAAAAACACCCCTTTTAGAAAATTAGGAGTTGGAGATGCTGCTAAAACGATGCTTGGTTTTGGTATTGAATCAGAAAAAGTAATGCCTACGCTGAGAGCGATTGGAGATATTGCTGGAGGGAACCAGGAGCGAATGAAATCTTTAGCCCTTGCCTATTCTCAAATGAGTAGTACGGGTAAATTAATGGGTCAAGATTTACTGCAAATGATTAATGCCGGGTTTAACCCATTAGACCAAATAAGCAAACAAACAGGTAAAAGTATTGGACAATTAAAAGAAGACATGAGCAAAGGACTTGTAACTACTTCTATGGTTGAAAATGCATTTATTACAGTAACTCAGGAAGGTGGAAAGTTCCACAATATGGCTCAAAAAATGTCCAGAACATTAGGAGGTCGTGCAAGTACTGTCATGGATAATTTTACTGATAAGTTTATCGCTATTTATGGGGCTATTAGTCCAGTTGCTATGTTGTTGTTAGATTTGGCTAATTATACGCTAACAGCTGTTAGCTCAGGAGTATCTTATTTAAACGATAAGCTTAAAGAAGGACACCCGGTAATGATGGTAATTGCAGGAACATTATTTACCGTTGCAGCTGCTATGGGGGTTGTAAAAATAGCATCAATGTCAATGTCAGCATGGACAACCATTCAGTTTTATGCTTTAGAGCTTCAAACTGCTGCTTGGTGGCAATTAAACGCAGCTATGTTGGCCAATCCTACTACTTGGATTGTTGCTGGTATTATTGCTGCAATTGCTGCTATAGGTTATTTGATTTATAGAGTTGATGGATGGGGTCAAATGTGGGATCATACTATGAAAGGTATGAAAGCTGTTTGGAGTGGTTATGTTAGTTATGTTAAAATAGCTTGGCTAGGACTAGAACATTTGTTGCTTTCGGGTATTGAATCCATTATGATTGGTTGGTATAAACTTCAAGGTTTATGGAATGCAGATGAAGCAAATGCAGGGCTTGAAAAAATAAAGAAACAATCTGAAGCTCGTAAAAAAGCAATTGTTGATGAAGGTAAAGAAATCATCAAACAAGGTAAGTCTGCTTTAGACCATTTTAAACAGGCTGGAGCCAGTTTAAGTTTTAATGATAAAAACTTAGGAGATCTAAAAAATGATTTGTCTGCAAAGCTTGGAATATCAGCACCTACTATTGGAGGTAAAACACTTACTACAAATTTATCTAACAATAAAAACACACAGAATTCTGAAAGTAATAGTAAAGCTGTTACTGGAGGAAGAAAGAATACAACCATTAACATTAAACTGAATGATTTAATAGGGGTTTTAAATATAGAAAACAAAGGATTTAAAGAAAGTGTTAGTCAAATGGAAGATCAAACAACCGATGCTCTTTTACGTGTATTAGCATTAGCATCAACAGCAAGTAGTTAGTTATGGCATTAAAAGACACAGACATATTATATGCTTCTTTGGTTGGTTCTAAGATTGTAAAAGAGTTACCTAGGTTAACAGCGGTTCAAAACGAATTAATGAAACATGTAATTCCGCCTATTAACTTTTTGCCTTTTACAAGACAAACGGGTGTTAATAGTAACAATGGTTCTGTAGTTTCTGAAGATGAGTTGTGGAAATCAAACCCACCCACTCCAAAAGACCAACAGTTTTTCCCTTTAGAAATGTCCATAGATGAAGGAATTACATGGTTTATGCTTCCTTATGAGCCTTTAATATCTCTTAGTAGTAAGAACAATATCATTCGTAGAAAGGTTGCTAAAACTAAAAAAGGAGAAGGAACTGTAAAAGAACACTGGTCTCGTGGAGATTATGAAATTACCATTACTGGAGTGCTCTTAGGAGATAAAGAAGTTGGAGATGTAGCAGAATGTTTTCCTAAAGAGGATTTTGAAAGTCTTAAACAGTGTATGACAGCCGCTAAGAGTATACAGGTAAAATGTGAGTTACTACAGTTGTCTGGGATTAATAATATAGTAATAGAAGATTTTAGTTGGCCATTTACCAAAGGTGAAAATGTTCAGGCTTATGAGATTAAAGCGTATAGTGACAGTTCTTTTAAACTGTTATTAGATATAGAAGATTAATTATGAGAGCAATTATTTTAGGATTATTCATGTTTATCGGAATGGTAAGTATGACAGGAAACTCAGCAAACCTGCCACAAACAAAAGCTAAAGTAGAGAATATTAAAAGTAATGTTATGTATGCAATTAATTGGTATGTAGAGTTTGAAACGGAAGGTAAAAGAACTCAACTCGCTATTTTGGACGAATTAGAAATTATTGCATCCGTAGACAATTTAACAGATGTGGCCACTATTAGTTTACCAGAAGCCGTAATGAATACTGCTTTGAATTTTGAAGGTAAAATAAAGAGAGGTTCTAAGGTATTAATAAAGTTAGGTTATGATTCAGATCTTAAAACTGAGTTTGTTGGTTATGTACAGGAAATAGTAAATAAAGATTCCTCTTTACAAATTAAGTGTGAAGATGCTTTGTTTTTATTTAGGAAAGGAATTAAAAGTGTTGAACTAAAACCAACCTCTTTAAAAGAAGTAGGAAAATATATAGTTGATCAAATAGATGAAGGTTACACAGTTGATTGTGATTACGGTATTACTTATGAAAAGTTTACGATACATAATGCAACTGGTTATGATGTATTGAAAAAGCTCCAGGAGGAAACAAAAGCCAATATTTATTTTGATACCAATAATAAGGTGCTACATATACATCCTCCATATGTAGCCAAGACTGGAGAAGTTTTTTATTCGATGCAAAAAAATATTGAAAATTCCTCACTTGAATTTAAAAACAAAGTTGATGACAACACCGAAATAATTATAGAAAGTACCGGTAAAGATGGTAAAGTTAAAAAGCTAACTGCAGGAACAACTGGAGGAAATAAGATCAGTATAAAAGTAGGTCCCATGAGTGAGGAATCTATGAAAAAAATTGCTGAATCAGCATTAAAAAAAGAAGCTCAATCACGGTTTGAAGGAACTTTTGACACATGGCTTATTCCATATGTTTCTCCTGGTTATTCAGCAAGGATAAAAGACGAAGATTATCTAAATAAGTTGGGTTGGTATTATGTTGTTTCGGTAACCACAAAAATAAGCTCACAAGGGGCTGTTAGAACAATTACACCAGGAATAAAATTGAGCTAATGGATAAAGCTGCAGAACTAAAAAAACTATTACGTGTAATTGTTGGTTTTCAGAATAGTTTACCAATACCTGCAAAGGTTGTTGAAGTTGATGGAGATTCTTGTTTTGTAGAAATTGATGGCCTTGTATTAACAGATGTAAAACTAAAAGCAACTATTAGTGATAATACAGATCATTTATTAATCACTCCCAAAGTAGGTACCAACGTTCTACTAATGAGTTTAACTGGTGAATTAGACAATTTAACAGTTGTAAAAATAGATGAAGTACAGTCTATTCATTTTAAACAAAATGGGTTAGAGTTCTTGGTAGATGGTTCTGATGGTAAAGTTTCTGTTAAAAACAATGACACTTCTTTGCTTGATCTATTTGGAGAATTAAAAGAGCTAATAAGTAAAATAACAGTAAGTACTGGTGTAGGTCCTTCAGGAACTCCACTACCTCCAACAATACAATCATTAACGCTTTTTGAAAATAATTTTAAAAAGCTTTTAAAGTAGTTTAAAATGGCATTAGATAAAGTACAGTTAAAAGAAGATTTTAAGGCTTTGTTTACAGATATGCGAACCAGAGAGGAAAACGCAGATGATGAATTTGCAGAAAGGTTTGCCAATTTAATGGATGCATATATAAAAACTGCTAAAATAAATTATACATCAGGTTTGATAACACCACAGGGTACGGTTACAGGAACTTTTGTAGGTAATTTAAGTTGATATGAAAGATATAGCAATACAATTAGTAGACAACACCGATAGTAACGGTGAATTAATGGATGTAAAAATACAACCAGTAAGGGATGCTAATGGTAAAATAATTCAAGGAATTGTAATTGGAGATACACTACAACAAAACAAGGCTTTGATTTTAATAGCTCATCCTAATGATTTTAAAGCAAATCCAACTCTTGGTGTTGGTATTGGAGATATCACTTTAGATTCTGACTTATTGGATTACAGACACGAAATTAGGGAGCAATTTTCTAAGGATGGATTAAAGATAACGGAGTTGGATCTATATAGTGTTGGTAGTGTAAAAATTGAAGCACATTATGAGTAAAGTAAAACAAGGACAGTCTTTTTTAGATAAAGTAACTCAATTAACAGGGAGTTATGAAAATGCCTTAGAAATGGCTTTGTTAAATAATGTAAGTGTAACCGATGATGCTGTTTTAAAAACAGAATACAAAGCAAGTACAATTACTAAAACGGGAGTTGTAAGCTTTTTTAAATCACATGATGAACCTGCAACAGCTATTAGTGTAGCCCAGCAAGAAGAATCAGATGATTTTGGAATTGGAGAAATGGAAATAGGATCCACATTTATAGTAAGATAATGGCAAAGAGTTTAAAAGACATAAAATTAGAAATGACCACCAAGTTTGTGAGCTATAATGTGGTAAAAACATTATATGGTTTAACAGAAGGTAAGACTTTTGAAGATGAGTTTTCTTTGGTGAGTTTTGAAAATATTTTATTTGATGTGATCGCCTATCCTATTTATTTAATGGGGCTTTTATTTGATCAGCATGAAAAAGAAATGACAGAAAAGCTTAGAGATCAAAAACGAGGTAGATTAACCTGGTACCGAACGATGGCTTTGCAGTATCAACATGGTTTTGACTTAGTAACAGATTCTGATGTTTTTGATAATACCGGTGCAACACAGGACCAAATTACGGCTTCTATGATTATAAAAAATGCTTCGGTAAATGATGGTGAGAAACCAGGAACAATCGTTGTAAAAATTGCAGGTGAAGAGAATGAAGAATTAGCACCAGTTCCTTTAGACACCATTCCTTCTATTGAGGCATATTTTAAAGAAATCAAATTTGCAGGAAATAGAATCTCTGTTGTAAACTCATTGCCTGATATTCTTTATTTAGACTATGATATTTACATAAATCCATTGGTTTTAGATGTTTCTGGAGTAAGTAGTAAAACAGGTAGAAAGCCTGTAGAGGATGCAATAGAGGAATTTAAAAGAGAGTTTTCATTTGATGGTGAACTTGTGTTGGAAGATTTAGATAATAAAATTCAAGCAGTTGAAGGTGTTGAAATTGCACATAGAAAATTAGTTAGATCTAGTTATATAGTTCCAGAGATTAATGGTTATGGTCCCCCTCAGGAAATTGAAGTGAAAAAAGTATTAGAGAGCGGTTATTTTGCTACTCCTGATTTTAATGGAATTAACTATGTGGTATAATATTGACTTTGATAAGCTGCTAAAATTAATAACACCTCCGTTTTTACAAAAAAAAGTATTTATGGTTTTTGTCTCTGTTTCTTTAGAGCCTATAAAAACTATATATAATGATTGGATAATTAACAGAGATGCTAGGTTATATAACCTTGAACACAGTGGACAGGTTTGTTATTTAAGGAAAGTTTTGAATGATAGGTTTGATAGCACTCAACGCAGAATACAAATAGCGGATGGGAATCAATATGACCGAACTTATATATACACAAGAGTAGAACAAAACCCTAAGTATTTAGGAAAGTTAACGCTTCATAGTAGGTCTGATTATGCCGATACAGGAGTTGATTTTATTGTATATGCACCAAGCTCTATAATTACAGAAAACAACTATGCTATTGAAGCTTTAGTGAATGAATATAAACAAGATGTTAAAAGATTTAAAGTAGTTGGATTATGAATCATATTAATTTTCAGCAAATAGGAGGTTTTCCATTGGAAACGGAAACATTGCTAGAGGTTCAAAAAGCCTATAGTATTTTTAATGCTTATGGAAAAGCCATGGGTGATAAAGTCATTGTTAGTGGCTGTACCGTTGTAGGGAGTAATGTTAGTGATGGTTATATTTATTTAAACGATGAACTAATATCGTTTAAAGGAGGAACACTACAATCTAAAATTTACATTAAAGAAGATGTTCAAAATGTTGAATTTGCAGATTTAGTAACTAAACCTGTTTACTATACAAGATATGCCACTTTTGGAAATACTACCAATAGTATTGATTGGGCAGACTTTAAAAGAATAGATCCTATTTTAACACTAATGTCCAGAATGGATGAGTTAGAGAAAACGAATGCAGTTTTTAATAGTGGATTAGGTTCTGTTTGGTGGAGAGGAACATTGGCATCGATACCAGACGGGTGGGAAGAAGACACTACAATGAGAGGATTAGTGCCAGTAGGTCAACAAGTAGGAGATTCTAATTTTAACACCTTAAACGCTACTGGAGGGTCTAAAACACAAAGTTTAACGGTTGGGCAATTACCTAAGCACACCCCTAAATGGAAATGGTCAAAAGGTGTTAAGTTTAAAACTGAATCAGCACAAGATGGTACTGGTTATATAGATCAAGATGATGGGTATCATAATGGAAATAGTAGGGATATAGATAGGTATCCTATTGAAGAAATAGGGAATAACGAATCTCATAACAACTTACAACCTTATAGGGTTGGACTTTGGATTAAAAGAACAATAAGCTAAATAATAATTATGGCAAATTTAACCACAATTTTAAATTGGTTTAAAACAGGTTTAAAACCAACACAAAGCCAATTTGCACAATCTTTTTCGTCTTTTAGACATAAGGAAGATAAAGTGCCTGTTGCTGAAGTAGAAGGCATTGATAACCTTCTTAGTTCTAAAGCTGATGCTGAAGCTTTTCAAAACCATATAGAAGACGAAGAGTTACATGGGGGTGCTACGGGTAAATACACCACCACCATTGCAGATGGAATCTTAACAACTAGTCCTGTAGGTAACATTCCTGTAGGTACAGATATTGCAACTTTGAAAGAGCGTGAATTTAGTTCAATATTAGATCAAGCGTTTGTATCTACTATTTTAGCTTTTATAAGTTCCAATCGTAGTTTGACAGTTAACAACATGGACACCGCTACAAAAGAAGCAGGTACCAGTTATACAGATGCTTTAGTTGATATTATTTTTTCTCCAGGACAAATTAAAAACGGAGACGGATCTACTGCAGGAAATTTAACAGGAAACTTAAATAGAGTTGTTGTAAAAGCTCCCGATAATAGCACGGTGATTGATGACAATGCTCCAGGATCTAACAGCGTACAAAAATCTATCCCAGCATACTCATTAACTGCAGGTAGCAATGTTTATACATTTGAAGTTTACAACAATGCGGGTACAACTACCTATACCGACAACAAAGGAGGAACAAATACAGTTGCTAGTATTGAAACTGCTAAGGCTAATACAACAATGCTTAGTATTACAAAAAGTATTACAGCGTACGTCCCTCAATACAGAGGTCAATTAGATGCTCAAGAACCTACAGATTACGAGTACACAACTTTATCAACTTTAACAAAAACAATAAGTTCTAGTGCTACTCAAAATTATGCAGCTACAGTAAATAATAAGCACGTAGCATTTCTATCTACCAAAAGCAATGCAACTTTAAAAGATAACGGAACTAGCTTTGCTTTAACCGTTGGCGATTTTAATAGTACAACAGCCTTCTTTTTAAAGAAAACAGTAGTTGTAAAATTAGCAGATAACACAACAACAAATATGTATTTATATGTTACTAGACAAACAGTGAATGCAAGTATAAACTTTGGAATTAGTTAATTATGGGAAAAGTATATAGTGGTGGGTTTGAATTCCCTACAGGTGTAAAACGTCAAGCATCTCAACCGCTTGATGATTCTGAAATTGTTGAGTTTTTAAATGACTTAAAAACTTTAGACAAATGCTATCCTTTAATAATTGTTGGAGTTTTAGAAACGGAAACACATTATAAATGGAACGGACAAGATCAAACAAATTTAAGTAATTGGACAGAGGTTGGAGCTAGTACAACAGTAAACAACACGCTAACTTCTGATAGCACAACAGAAGCATTATCCGCAGCACAGGGAAAGGTATTAAAAACTTTAGTTAATGGTAAACAAGCAAAACGAACAACCACCGTTACCACCGCTACCAATTCAGCAGGAGAAGATATTACCAATGCACACCACAACAAAATTGTAACCATAACGGAGGCTACCCTTTTTGTAACTATTGATGAGACAAATATTACAGAAGACTTATTTGAAGTAGAAATTACTACAGAAGCTTTAAACACAGAAATTAGATTTACAGGAGCCCCCGAAAATTTAGAATATAATTCTTTAACCGATAGTAAAATTGTATTTACCGATAGAAATATGTCTGTAATCATCTTTAAAAACGATGCAAGTAAATTTTGTTGGAGAGTTGTAGGTTCTACATTACCAGTACAGTTAACAAGTGAAAACATTGTAGATATTGTTGAAGGAGCAGGTTTTAGTTCTTATCCAAAACCATATTTTAATAATTTATCACCTTTATCTGTACCACCTACACAAAGTAGAACTATTACTATCAACGGGGCATTTTTTAAAGAGCCAGTCGAAAATATGTTGGCTCGTTTTGTTAGATATTCCCAAGAACCTTTGTTAGATGCAAATGGACTACCTATCCATGATGAAACTAAAGTAATAAGAGAACTACAAGTAAACTCCTTAACTTTTATTAATGATAGTTCTATGGAAGTGAATATAACAGGGGTTAATATTCATGACACAGCAACCCATGGTACAGATGCGTTTGAATTAGACGGAACAACTGAAATAAATAACGTGTATTGGTTATTACTTCACAACGGTGCAACACGTATATTTTCCAATGCTTTTACTGTTAGTTATGGAGATATTTATATACCTAAAGCGGGGTTAACTACTGATATTCCTGCTGGGGATTGGGAACATATTTCGGGTATTGGTGATATCACTAAAGATGGAGTTATATCACCTATTTCTGAAAACACTAATTATAAGTATAATATATCTGGTATACCATTACCTGCGTCTACTGATTTTAGACTTAAATTTCAAGTTTTTACTTCTCAATATGAGGCTTCTGCCCCAACTAGAGTTTCTGATGCTATTAGACTAGTAACAATAGATGATATCTCTGAAGTATATTTAGATGTTAGAGGAGGGTTAGGTATAGGTTTAAATAATACATCTTTCAGATCACCTTACAATGAAAGTTTTTACATAGAAAGATCGAATGGTATTATATCACATAAAACAGAAAGTTTTGTCATTCTAAGCACTTTACCTGAAAGTATTCAGGATGAATTATTTATACGTGTTAATACTGGTAATTTAAAAATTGAAATTTTAGAAATACGAATAATTCAGTAAATAATATAATGAAAACATACTTAGAAAAAATCATATCAGAAAAAGCAAATTGGCTATTAAATATTTATCCAAATGTAGAATCTATCCCATTTGACCAATTAGGTTTTTTAATGGAACACGAGCCTTTTATAAATCCTAAAGGAGTTAAAGAGTATAAAAAGAGAACCTTTAAAAATAAAGAGGTAGTTACTATTTTTTATCAGAAGCACTATGCTACCTACAAAGAGGTTGAAAATGTTTTTATAGGTACTAGTAAAAAAATTCTGTATTACAATGAAAACGGAAATCCTATAAAACAAAAAGCTACAGATTTTTACAAACATGAATTAGAGCCTGTACATAATGATGCTCATGAAGTAGTAAACTATGTATCCAGAGCATCAAAGGAATTTTTAAAAAAAGAACGTTCTAATGCGGAAAGTAAAATGCAGGCATCAAATCCAATTATGTACACTAAGTTTTATACAGCTTATAAAGATTTAATTGAGGATTGGAAAGCCACAGGAGATGCTACAGCATTAATTAACGCAATAGATTCTGAAACTGATACAGATTTGTTAAATGACGTGTTAAATAAGATTGTAGAAGGAACAGTAGATACAACCGTAGGAGAATATATTAAATATGTAATTAGTTAAGCTATGTTTTGGAGTAAAAACGATTTTTTTAAAAAGCAACACTTTGAGGGATTAACACAAAGATTTCAAAGGTTAGAAGCAAAATACTTTGTATTAAAACGATTGCTAGAAATTAAGAAATTTCATAAAAATGAAATTTCACTTTTTTTATCAGCTTATGATTATTTCATAGAGCATCCAACAGCATATGATGGAGCAACCATTGTAAAAGATGTTTACGACATTCCTAAGCTAGAGGTTTCGGCAATGCTACATGATTATCAGTATTTAGTTTATCTACCTAGTTATTCGGGTAAAAGTTGGTTTAAAGCTAAGAAAACGTATGATAAGCAATATTGTAATAATCTTATCAGATTCGGAAAAATAAAGCACGAAAGAGTAGCACAAATACGTTACGCATTACTAAGAATTTCAACACCGATTTATTGGTTGATTAAGTAATTTGAAAATCAATTGGAGTGAATAAAAGTCCTCCAGCTGTAAATAAAAAGTTCCTACGCTTATATAAACACAGAGCCCACAGGCTACTGGAGGACTAAAAGTCTTCAAGTGCTTGTGGGCTTTTATGCATTAAACGTAGGAATAACAAATATAAACTTAAAATATGAATAAATATCATAAACTACTTAGTGAAATTGTGACTAAAGGAGAGTTGCAAACAAATAAAAAAGGTGCAATAAAGTATCTTTTAAATCAAATATTAGAACTTCAAAAAGGAGATTTGTTAGAAGTGTTTGAAGATCATGCAATAGCAAGAAATAAATTAAAACAAGAACTAGATTTGTTTACTCTAGGAGTTGAGCGAGTTGAGGAGTACAACGAAGCTGGTATAAGTTGGTGGAATTACTGCGGGGAAAGGCTTAAAAATTCATATCCAAAATATTTTGAAAAACTCCCGGAACTCATTGATAAAATTAATGATGAATTAAGAAGTTCTAAGAATTACGTTTTGTTCCTAGGCGAAAATGGAGTAGAAACTAATCAGCAACCCTGTGTGAGCTTGATACAGTTCCAAATAAACAATGGAGGGCTGTCTATTACGGCTTATTTACGTAGTTCTGATGCTAGTCTAGGTTTGCCTTCAGATATTTATCATTTGTGGCTTATAAGTCGTAAAATAGGCTTGCCTTTAAACAACATAACGCTGATGTTGGCTAATGTACACATATATGAGAATAATCTAACCAATACAAAGAGGCTTCTAAGAGGAGATAGTGTTAGATTCAGTCTGAATGTTTAA